ACTTTGTCATTATTTTCTTTAGTATGATAATAATCTAAAAAATCTTTTAATATTATATTATCTTCCAACTCAAGTAATTCGTAATTATCACTATTTTTTACTCCTTGCTTTTGTTTAATTAAAATTTTATATACTTCAGTCTTTCTTTTTACAGCCACAAAAATTTCCTCCTATTATGTTTATATTTCATCAAATATATGCTATAATAGAAGTATCTTAAATAGAATATATTTGATATTTGAACTCGTGTTGATTGGTAGTCACATTGCGAGTTCTTTTTCTTTTATTTTACAATATTTTTGGTAAGTTTGTCCATAAATAAAAAAAGCTAGTAAGTAAGATTTCTCCTACCTACTAGCCTTAAAATTATCTATTACTTGTTGCATTTTTTCTTATATATGCTCTTGCTCCATCTATATCTAAAGCGTAATAGCCAGACATTTCAAATCTTGCTGTTATTAATTCATCCTTATAGAAAGGTTTAATCTCCTTAGACCAAACTCTACAAGGATATTCTGTTACTTGTAGTCTAAATCTCTTATATCTATCGTTTGTTAATTCAAGTAGTTTTACATTTGCTTTTTCTACCCAACATCTTTTACCATCCAATTCAATAGCATATGCCCATTGGTTTTCTGCATCTGCAGTTAGCAAATCACCCTTGTTGAATATCTTAACTTCTCCATCATATGTCATTGCATCAGATTTCATTTTTAATGGTAATGGGAAATTAGAGTTACTAGGTTTGTTTAAAGCATTTAATTCAGCTTGGATCATATTTAAAAATCTCTGCCATCCCATATCAAGAGTTCTATGAGGACAATATTTATTACTGAAATCTTGATGTTTCTTTACATTATTAATGGACCATCCATATTCTTTTAATAATGATGCTACTTCTTTAGCTGCTCTCTGTTCTGCCTTTATGAATCTATCTCCGCCAGATTTAGAATAACAAATCTCTACTGCTATATAATTTCTATTACCTTGTCCACTTCCTCCATCTCCTGCATGCCAAGCATTTCTATTGAATGGAATACATTGTATAGCTTCCTTATCATCTATTGCGATATGAAATGATACTTCATTCTGATTGTCTCCTCTAGCCATATAATTTCTTTCATTTATAGCCGGAGCATCATTTGCAGTATTATGAATACATATTCCTTTTGGTTGCATTGAATAAGGACACTTAGTTGAATATTGGCTTTCTGGTATTAAATTTTTAATTAATGACATTTTAAATTCCACCTTTCATTTTTAAAACTTTTTATAAATTAAAAGAAGCAAGATTACTCTTGCCCCTTGATTTCTTTCTTTTCTCCATCTTTTAATTGTGCTAAAGCATCTTTAAGTTTATCAGGTACTTTAAGCCCTAATGCTGCACAATTTTCTAATAAACTAATACCTTCGTTGGCTATATAGAAATAACATACTAATGTTCTGAAAACCCAAGTTCCAGTATTCATAAGTCTGTCTAAAGCTACTGCAACAATTAGAACAATAAAAATAACAGCTTTTCTCGCTATTCCTTTCAAGCCTATATCACTAGATAACTCTTTATTTATATAGCCTTTAATAACGCCAGTAATATAGTCCAATACTATAAAAAGCACTAATATTCCTATAGCAATATCCCATGTACCAAATAACCAGGTTAGCCATGTACCTACTATAGCCACTCCATACTTAATATAACTTAATACATTTTCCATTTCTTTTACCTTCTTTCTTTAAGTTTTTATATAAAAAGAGACTAGATTTCTCTAATCTCTAATCGACATTATTGTATATTTTTATCGTTATTCGTGAATACTTTTTCGCCTAATAACTCTTTAATAACTTCCACTATCTCTTCTTTATTTACTTTCTTTTCTTTTACTAACTTAGATATAGACTCCTTCAAAATAGCAGATGCCATAATTACTAAATCCTCACCACTACATTTTTCAATCATCTTAACTTTCTCTTTATTTTTACATAAAATTAGAATTTTCATAATTTCCTCCTTGTTTCCTATATATTTCATATTATATAATTTCAATGTCCACTAAATTTATTAGAAAGGTTGTGATTAAAATTACTAATGGACTTAATGCTTTTATAGATTCATCTGGGAAGTTGTTGGAAGTAGCTCCCAAACTATATGAAGATGCCATTCAAGAACCAGCCAAAGAAACTAGTAAAACATTAGGATTAATTCCTAAAACAATTAATGCAGCACTAGTTCCGCTTAGACAATGGATTGCTCATAAGGAATATAATATGGCTGAAACTGAAAAACTCTTAGCTTATAAATTAGAGAATCTTGATCCTAAAAAAATTGTTCCACCAGAACCATATGTTGCAGTTCCTGCAATTCAAGCAATTTCTTATTCTAAAGATAATGAGCAATTAAGAAATCTTTATGCTAATCTACTTTCAAAATCTATGAATGTTGATACTAAAGACAATGTACATCCTTCATTTGTTGAAATTATAAAACAACTATCTCCACTTGATGCCAAACTATTAAAAAAATTATTTTATGCACAAAAAGATCCAATTCCAAAATTAAAACTTAGTTTACAAGCTAGCGAAAATGATTTTAATCATATAGATGTTTGGCGAACTGTATTACACCCTAACTGCTATACTGATTTATCTCTAATAGAAAGTTATTTAATTTCTCTTGATAATCTAGAAAGATTAAAATTAATTATTATTAATGATGACTCTTATTTAAATCCACCTCAACTTTATACTGAAATAGAATCATCCATAGATAAAGAATACTTCTCAAAACTCAGAAGTGATTTACCTTATGTTAATTTACAAAAAGGATTTATATCTTTATCTGATTTTGGCAAAAAATTCATATCTATAGTTTTTTAAATCAATTTCAACATATTATTTTTATTAAATAAAATCTAAAAAAGATTTATATTCTTTTTACCAGCTAGACTTTACGTACTGCTTTCCTAGCTGGTA